ATTCATAATAGTGGCGCCAGTTACGTCTTGCCCACTAAGAGCCGCAGTTAGACTATCACTTACTATATTTGCTATTACAGGATTTTGTTCTAGGAAACTTTGTGTTTGCCCTACAGGACCGGGATCTCCAACACCGCCGGGGTCTCCCACTGCAGCTCCAGTGCTTGCACTTGTATCTCCAGATATTTCCGCATCAATATAGCCAAGCCCTGCTTGTACTCCTGCCTGTATACCACCCGTAACGAAAGCTTTAACAGGGTCTCCTCCACTTATTGCGGCACCTGCTGCAGCGCCGGCGCCGGCACCGACAATTTGTGCAGCGGTTGTTGCTGCTGCAGATGAAGCTCCTGCCGCTGTTGCTGCTTGTCCTGCCGCTTGCCCCCCATATTTAGCCGCGCCACCCGTTACCTGTTGTGTTATATATGCTTTAGCAGAAGCCTCAAGAACGTCACCAAGATCTCCTCCTTGGTATGCCGTGTCTGCGCCAGCTACCATAGGTAACGCCCACCACTGACCAGAATAGGCGGCGGCGGCATACGCAATAGCTCGTACAGGATCGTCTATAACAGCATCTACAACATCAGTAACAGTGGTAACTACTGGATCAATTATCTCATCAACAACCCAGTCACCAGCATCTGCTACAGTGTCCCCGACCCAACTAACAACGTCAGAAACTGCATCAGTAACGCCACTTACAGCATCGCTAACAAGATCAATAACAGCAGTCAAATTATGATTCCTCCGACTTTGGAAATAGCTTTAAATAGACTACATAGCCTCCAGATTTTAATTTACCTATTGCTGTTGATCCACTGCCGTCTTTATCAGTGCGTCTTTGGAAAACACGAAAAGCATTTAAAAACGTATCTTCGGTAAATCTTGTGCTGTAGTGTGTAATTCCTTTTTCTCGTAGATAGTCAAAATATTTAAACCCGTTTTCAACAAAATTTTTACCAGTATCTATGTTAAAAGCGCGCCCCACCATTTTGTTTTTATTTTTACCCGTACCAGTTTGACCTAAAAATACTGTATTTCCTATTTGTACGGTGTCTGCAGTCTCTAGACTGCCTTCTTTAACAATAGATAATATCACAGCTTCTAAAGGTATTTCTTTAGGAAAACCTGTTTGCTCTACAGAAGTAGTGATTATTTCGGGAATATTTAGTACTTCTTTGTTGCTATCGACTATCATGATCTACACTTCCGTAGAAAACAAAGCGGCAGAAAAAACATTCCCCATACCTGCAGCTAGGCTTAAAAAGGGTCCGCCAACTGCAGAAACATCATCAGAAAGAAAAATGTCGTCGTTATTTGTTCTGTTACAAATTTTAGGTACAAAACCAGATTTTAAATCGTCCAGTAACAATCCAGTCTCCAATAGTCCGCTCGCACTAAGTGTATGCCCTATACGCGGCTTATAAGAAGTCGCCACGAACTCATTAAGAGAACGTAATAGGGCCGATTTTTCCGCAGCATTGTTGACCAGCGTACCAGTTCCATGCGTTTTGACTAATCTTACTTTATTTTTATGTAGTTTGGCTACAGATAATGCACCATCTATGGCTTTTGAGTACCCTTCTCCACATTCAGATTGCCCTAATGGGTTAGTATTGTCCTCTGCAGAAGTGTACGCGCCCATAAATTTAGCTAGTGGAGCGCGCATATTTGGGTGTTCTTTTTCAAATATAGTAAGCGCTGCGCCCTGTCCTACGTAGAACCCATTATTTACATCGTCAAAAGCTGAAGGTTTACGTTTGCCCCCATCTTCATCTTTTAATGTTAGGCAGGCTTTAGAATCCCCAAAAAACTCAAGTGATTGTACACAAACAGAGTTTTCCCCACTTAATATGATTGCGCGATCAAATCCGTAGTAGAACATAAGGTTCTGCATATCCATAAGAACCTTTAAACTGGACGCACATGCGCTAGCATCTGTGGATACATGGTCGTGAACACGAAACATTGCCGCGACTCGTCCTGCGTATATAGTCGTTAACGTAATAAAAGGCAGTTTAGTTTTGTAATGTAATTCAGCTTCAGGATTTTTATCGTAACGTGACTGAGTTCCTACCCAACCTTGAGTACCTGCAGCAAAAATGAACGCCGTTTTACCTTTTACAGGGTTTTCTGTAACATATTTTATAGCTTCAGCTGTAATAACTTTATTAAACATGTTATGCGGAGGATACGCTAACCCAGTTTTAGCGTTACGAAACGTATCAGGCATTACATGCGCACGCTGCGGAAAAGCTATATCTTCATACGTATGAATTTCGTCAGTGCATGCCGTAGCAGAATAGGTCATATAAATCATCCTACGACCTCCATAGCTTCTTCAACAGTATTGAAGTCTCTATTTTTATGTTTATCACAATAATCTTTAAGGTCTTGTATAGATGTTGTAGGCATGTTCATAGTCGCTTCATCATCTAAATCAAACACTTCGGAGATATATTGATATGTTAAAACACCGTCTAAGCTGTCTAGCCCAGTAGCGTTTTCTGTTATGGAAGTATCCATAGAAGTGGCGCGTATAAAAATATCTTCACGGACTACAGATAATTCTGCACAACGATTAAAAAATTCAAGAAAATCCATTTGTCGCTCCTAGTTAAGGGTATTTTAATATACAAAATACTCAAAGATATGCAAGTTTTGCCTTTGAACACCATAACTTGTTATCAAACTTAACTATGAATTACTTACAAATGTTAATGCCACTCCTGCAGAGGCTACTGCGGGGCGAGGGGAAGCGGCAGCAGAAGCATCTAAACTTACATTAGTGTCATCTGTGGCCCAAAAAACTTCTATATAATCATTTGCTGTAAGGGACAAAGAACTATTCCAATTGGCGATATCTTTACCGCCAGAACCTGAAATAATATATTCGTGCGCGCTGTACACCTGTGCTGTGCCATTTATTGCCACCCAAATAGATATAGTCTTAGAAGAACTACTACTAGATGCTAATTGTAATGTGGTTTTTACATGATACACTCCGTCGCTATCGACAGTAACTCTAGAGTTATTAGCCACACTTACACCGCTACTTGCACGAGTAGTATTAAAAGTTACTGCATACCCTGTATTTGCATTAGAAGCTGTTTGATCTACGGTACTGTAAAATACTCCATAGGGAAAATGTACAAACTTACCCCCGTTGTCAGTATCAAGAAGCGCTCCAAGCGTACTTGCAATACGATTAAAAAACAGACGTAGAATATTACTATTCTGATCTGTAAACGGACGCTCGTACTCGTTTGGTGCCAATGGTAGAGCTGGTGGCTCTACTTTGTTAATTACATTAGCCATTAGCGCCTACCATCAGGACGCATATCTATTCTAGGAGTGCCTAGCTGCCATGTAACTCCTGCAGCGGTGGACTCTACTTTTACAGACATTTGCCTACCTCGAACTCTAGTATTAAGCTGTCCTGTATACTGTTCAACAGGTAGCACTGCGCTTCTGGTAACTGTGCCAGTATTAGAGCCTCCTTGAGATGCTGGGTTATTGTACCCAGAACCTGAGTTAGCAAGAGGAAACAAAGTCATTACAGCCTCTGGGGCTGCGCTGGTAGAGCCAGTAAATTCAATATCTGGTAGCACGCGCCACACAAAAGCGAATTTATGCCCATCATCCAAATCAAACTGTGCAGAAGATATAGATGCGGCTATAGGCTGTGTAGTTGCACCTTCATTATCATCTACACCTAACTCATGGTTTACTAGATTGTAGCTATATGTAGCGGCGAGTGGGTAGTCACGTAGCCCAGAATCAAGCCACGCAGTACGTGCCAAAGTGCCGTAATACCATATATCTTCTAAGTAATTGTATACTACATACCTATCAATATCGGTTTGATTAGTAGAGCAGTAGAACCACCATACTTCGTGAAAAGCTTCGTTAGTACCCGCAAATACTTGATCGTATTGAGTATCATTAAAATCACTAAATATAAACCGCCGTAAATCACAACGTAGCGGCTGTGTACGACCATCATATTTGTAGAATTTATCTCTGCCCATCCAATAAGCTACGCCGTTAGCGTAAGCTACAGCATTTTGCGAAGCTACAGATATGTTTTCACCTACTAATTGCGCTGCCCAGACAGCGGGTGCGCCTACATATTGCAAAGAATATAACGCAGAATTAGTCCAGACTAGGACTTCCTGACGCGCCTGCGATGCAGCTACAATTTCAGTTCCGCTGGATAACCGAAGACTACCTGCTTGATTACTAGTTGAAGGTGTCCAGTTAACCGCGCTTTCTTGGTCAGACCAACGGATAAGCATAGGGTCAACAATAGATGTGCCGATATCATTAGTTCCAAAACAAAACACAAATCTGTTGATATCTGATACTAGCAATACTTGTTGTTGTATCGGCACGTCAGACGCACCGACTAGACTAGATAACAACACCGCACGAGATGAAGAATTAGTAGCGTCCCAGTAAAATATAGCTCCATTACGTGGCCCAAATACTAGGTCTTCTCCAAAATTTTGTTGGCTCCACAATCTAATAGCATTAGAAGACACGCCACCGACCCCCCAAGTGCCTGCTCCCCAAGTGCCTGCCCCCCAGCCGGTGAGTGGAATAGAGTACGCAAACCCAGTATTTATCTGATAGGCGCCAACAGTAGAACCACCACCATTACTACTATCACTAGCATTAGCTGTAACTGTAGCGCCGGATATGTCTTTAGCTGTTATGGTGTAAGTGTTTGCCCCAGTAACTGTTGCTATTTGATATTCTTGGTTCAAAACTTCTGCGGTTATATTGCCTCCTAAAGAAGCTGCACCAGAAAAAGTAACAAAATCATCTGCGATAGCTCCATGAGACGTGTTTGTTACGGTTATAACTGAAGAACCATCTGTAGCGGAGAAAGTAACCGCACCTGCAGACGTAGTAGTTCGGATCGGTGTGATATCATTGTACGCGCCACCCAATTCTACGTAAAACTTAAGATTAGTGCCTACACCGATGTAATTAAGGCTCCCTAATGTAATCCAATTCCAAAGTGACCGACACACACCCTGAAAAGTAGTTGCAGAAATACGTTCCCACCCCCCTATCTTTTCCGGCAAACTCTGACGAAATCGTACTTTGTCACTCTCGTACCAAACGCCTTCAGCTGCGTATCTGGGTTTTTCGCGGTTTACACCTGCTTTAAGTAATATTTTCTGAAGGGGCATAATCTATTCCTCAGTATGTAAAGCTCTCATCCTGTCTACTAATCTTCTAGCACGATTTGGCACTTGAGTATACCATCTGGAATCAAC